TAAGAAATGCTGCTGCTGGATCAGATGAGTTTAAGAGACTATTTAATGAAATAGATGACTTAGAGGAAAAGATTAAAGGTACAAAGAAAGCAAGTTCAGACTGGGTAGATTCACTTGCAGAAGCACCAGGCCCATTAGGTTCATTAGGTAAAGCAATCAATGCTGTTAAAGAAGGTACTGTATCATTTGGTGGGGCATTGAAAGCAACAGGTATTGGTTTAGTTGTGGCTGCTTTAGGTGGATTAGTTGCTGCTTTTACAAGTAATGAAGTTGCTATGAAAAAAATACAACCATTATTAGATGGATTACAAAAAATCTTGGGTGGTATATTTAGAGCAATGGAGCCACTATTGGATATATTTTTAGAAATGGCAATGACTGCTTTACCTTATGTTACAAAAGCAGTAGGTGTTTTTTATTCAGCACTTTTTGGATTATTTACTTTTGTACAACAAGCAGGTGGTGGTTTTATTAAAGTGTTAAAAGGAATTGGTACATTAAACTTTGATATGGCTAAAGAAGGAATTGACCAAATACAAAGTAGCTTTTCTAAAGCTGTTAAAGCAGGAGAGGATGCATATAAGAGGTTTGAAGTAGGTTCTAAAGAATTGACTAAATCAGAAAAAGAAGAGTTAGAAAAAAGACAAAAGGCTGCTGATGAAGCTGCTGCTAAGAAAAAGGCTGCTGCTGCCAAGGCTGATGCTGCTGAAGTAAAAAGAAAAGAAGAAGAAGCAGCCAAATTAAAAGCAATTGAAGATAAAAGACTTGCTGATGATATGAAGTCTGCAGAAGATGCAGTAAATATATTGAATAGATTAAGAGAAGCTACTGAGACACCAGCACAAAAACTACAAAGAGAGTATGAGGAAGAAAAACTTGTATTAGAAGCTAATAATTTATCAACAGAAGAACTAACAAGACAACATTTAGCAAAGTTGGCTGCCATTAAAACTACTGAAGAAACTACACAAGCAGAAAAAGATAGAGTAGCAAGAGAAAAGAAATTGGCAGATGAGACAGCATTAAATGACCAGTTGATTGCAGTAGAAATTGCCTATCAAGATGCTAAAAGAGGTGCATTAGACACAGGACTTAACATTTTATTGATGTTTGCTGGTAAAAACAAAGCACTTGCACTTAGTATATTAGCAGTTCAAAAAGGATTAGCAATTGCTGATGTAGTTGTTGGAGCAGCAAGATCTATATCATTAGCAACACAGAACTTAGCACAAATACCTATGGTTTTACCACCAGGTATACCAAACCCTGCTTTTTATGTACAAGCAGCAGCAACAGTAAAAGGTATTGCTACAACTAAGATAACAGCAGCAACCTCTATAGCATCTATTTTAGCAGCAGGTATTAGTCAGGCATCATCAATAAGTGGAGGTAGTGGTGGAGGTGGAGCAGCAGCAGGTGGAGGTGGTGGAGGAATGGCAGCACCAGCACCACAAGCACAATTTAATATAGTAGGTCAGTCATCAAATAATCAATTAGCAGGTGCTATTGCTACACAACAACAACAACCAGTTCAAGCATTTGTAGTTGGAAGTGATGTAACAACACAACAAGCATTAGATAGACAAAAAATAAATAACTCAACTTTCTTGTAAAAGATTGAATTATTTACAAAAAAAAATAAAGTGTTTATAAAGTATGGAAGTATTTAAGGTTAAATATGATAATGAAACAGATGGGGATTTATATGGTATATCCATAGTAGATGATCCAGCAAATGGTTTTGATTTTATTGCTATGAGTAATAAAGTAGAAATTAAATTAGCATCTGACAAAAAGAAACAAATACTTTATGGTATTGTTTTAAGACCAGAACAAAAGATATACAGAGAATTTGAAGATGGAACACCTTTCCAACTTATGTTTGATGCACCAACAATAGAAAGATTCTCACAAGATTTTATGAAGAAAGGCTATCAAAGAAACTCAACATACAATCATGAGGAAGATTTGAAACTAAGTGATAGTACAGTAGTAGAGAGTTGGATTGTAATGAATAAAGAAAATGATAAAGGAAACAATATAGGATTACCAGTAGAAAATGGTGACTGGGTTGTAGGTATGAAATTATCAGATAAGTCTTGGGTTGAATATGTTGAGACTGGTAAAGCAAAAGGATTTAGTATAGATTCATTTGTTCAGTTTGAAAAGATAAATATGAAAAAAACTTGTGAAGACTGCTTAACACAAGAGGTTGAATTAAATAGCAGAGAAAATAATAAAGAGGAAAATATGAGTATGTTAAAAAAACTTATCAAACTTTTCAGTGAAGAACAAGTAACACTTGCATCATTAGATACAACTGAATTAGGAACACTTACTGCAGACGCTTTTGAGATTGGTAACATTGTATATGATGCTAACTTACAACCTGTTATTGATGCAGAATTTACTGCTGAAGGAAAGGTTTATTCAACTGATGAGACTGGAACAATTGTAGAAATTAGTGATGTTGTTGAAGAAACAGCAGATCAATTAGAGGAAGCACCAGTATTAGCAGAAGATGTGGCACCAGAAGTTGCAACTAATGTTGAGGAAACTACAACAGCAATTGTTGATGAAGTGGCTAAACCAGTTGAGGATGTAGATGTAGAAGCATTGAAATCATTAGTAGCACAACTACAAGCAGATCTTGAAAAACTTACAGTTCAACAAGAAGCTGTTTTAATGGAGAATGTAGAATTGAAATCAATGGCTGCATCAACAAAATTGAAAGCAGAAGTAAAAGGTCAATCACCAATTACAATGAAAACAAAAGAAGTATCTACAGATAGCACATTAGAGGCATTAAGTAGAATAACAAAAAAAAATAATAAATAATAATGGCAACAACACAAACTATCAACTCAGCATTTAATGGTGCATTGGCAGGAGAAATCTTTGTTCAAGCATTTAAGAAAGCTGATACAATCTCTCAAGGTGCTATCACTGTATTACCAAATGTTATTGGTTCAGGTTACTTACCTAAACTTGGTTACTCAGCAGCATTAGCTCCTTATTCTTGTGGATTTGATCCAACAGGAACTGTTACTTATACTGATAAAGAAGTAGCAACAAAAAAATATGAAATCAAACATGAACTTTGTAAAGATGAGTTCCACCAAACATTCCAAGCTCAACAAGCAGGTTTATTTGGTGCTGCAAATGAAATCCCTGCAACTATTGCTGATGCTATCTTATTAGCTATGGTAAATAACATGGGTGCATTAGTAGATACTCAAATCTGGCAAGGTACAGGTGTAACTGGATCTTTTGCAGGTCTTTTGGCACAATTTGTAGCAGATGGAGATGTAATTGACATTACAGGTACAGCATCAACAGTAGCAAATGTACAAGGAGAACTTTCTAAAGTTTATCTTGCAATCCCAGAAGAAGTAGTTCAAGAAAGTGATATAATCATTGCTTGTTCTCCTAATGTAGCAAGAAACTACAAATTGTCTCAAGTAAATAACTATTTAGTTGGAACACCTGTTGGAGATAAAACTTTAGATTATATTGGTATTCCAGTTGTATCTATTGCTGGTCTTCCATCAAACACAATCTTGGCTTACAGAGTTAAAAACTTAGGTTTCTTAACTGGATTAGAAGCAGACTTAAACAATGTATCTATCAAAGATATGGATGAATCAGATTTATCTGGTAACATCAGAACTAAAATTGTATTCTCTGCTGGTGTAGGTTACTCTTTTGGTAATCAAATTGTTTATTCAAGACCATAATCATAAATAAAAACCAAATATAGTATAATATAAAGGGTCTGTAAAGAACTCAAGGTTAGAATAAAGGCCCTTTATTATTATATTAAGAAAAAAAAAACTAAAACATATGGCATGTGACATTACAAAAGGTAAAGGTCTATTAGCATGTAAAGATGCAGTATCAGGATTAAAAGCAATTTATATTGCTAATTTTGATGAATATAACTTTACTACATCATCAACAGATGCAGGACACTTACTTACAGACATAGGTGATTTAGATGTTGTTTATAAATATGAATTGAAAAACTCAGGTAATACATTTACACAAGATATAACATCATCAAGAGATAATGGGACAACATTTTTTAACCAAACATTAAACTTTGTACTAACAAAATTATCAGCAGAGATGGAGTTTCAAATTAAAATGATGGCTTGGGGAAGACCTCAAATCTTTGTTGAAGCAAACTCAGGAGATGTATTCTTAATGGGTAAAAACCATGGTTGTGAGATCTCAGGTAAAAGTGAGGTTCAAGGAACAATGGATTCATTAAATGGATATACTTTAACAGCAGTTGCTATGGAGAAAGATCCAATTTGGTATCTTACAGGTTCAGCATCAACTAATATGAAAGCATTAAATGCAACAGCATCACAAATACCAGGATAATAAACCTAAAATTATTTATAAAAAAGAGAACTCACAAGGTTCTCTTTTTTTATTTATTTACAAAACAGAACCCAGGTGTTTTTAATAAAAATAACAGAATATATGTCATTAAAGATAATTGAGATAAGTGGCGCAACAGGAGGAGACTATTTAACAGTTGATAATAATATAATCACAGTAGATAGTAACTTATATACTGCTGATATGACTATAAACCCAGACACAACTTACTTTTTAAGAGTTCCATATAGATTTTTCACAAGTGAAGTTAAATTAGTTATGTGGAGTGAGATTAAACAGGTTGAGACAATATATGAACTAACAGCAACACAACAGGATGGTATAATGGTATTAGAGTTCTACCACCAGTTTATTGATAATGAAACATTTGAAGTAAGAGTAACTGATTTAACAGATAAACTTATGTGGAGAGGTAAAATTATGGCAACAACACAAACTAATTTAGAAGATTATATCTTACATGTTGTTGATAATAATATAATAAAAATATAATTTAATATGAAGAAAATACATTTTATAGAAATGAATAAATATGTAAAGGTTGATATACAATCTTTACTTATATCAAGTAATAAATGGATTACAAATGGTGCTGATAATACTTACTTTTACACAGTAGAAGAAGCTTATTTAGGATCACCAACTAATCAATCTATTATTGATAACTTTACAAATTATATTTTAGGAGAAGGTTTAGAAGATGAGACTGGTTCATTAGACATATCAACTATTTTAGGTGAAGAAGATTTAAGAAATGCAGTTACAGATTTTAAGATGCAAGGTGCTTGTGCTTTTCAAGTAATATATAATTTTGGTGGTGGAGTAAATAAACTTTATTACATACCAACAAAATCATTAGCAGTAAATAAAGAAGCAGACATTACAGATGATATAACATCTTATTGGTATTCTTTTGATTGGAGATTTAGAACAAGATATAAACCACAAGAGTTTCCAGCATTTGGTTATGGTAATGGATTAGAAAGTGAGATACTTTATATTAAGAGACAATCAGCTCAACCAATCTATGCTCTACCAGACTGGCAATCAGGTATTCAGTATTGCCAAACAGAAGAAGAATTATCAAACTATTATAATAAACATATTAAGAATAACTTTTCTGCTGGAAAGATTATCAACATCAATCAAGGAACAACAGATAGTGAAGAAGCAATGGAAGAAGCAGAAGAAGCAATTTTAAGAAAAGTTACTGGTTCAAATGCTGCAGGTAACACAGTAGTTTCTTTTAATGATAACTATGAGAATAGAACAACAGTAGAAAGTATTGAGATTACAGATGCTTACTCACAGTTTCAGTTTTTAAGTGGAGAATGTTTAGAGAAAATTATGTTAAGTCATAAAGTAAATGATAAATCTTTATTTGGATTACCAATGCCAACAGGTTTTAACTCAGCAGCAGAACAAATGGTTCAATCATTAAAGATTTTATATAGAAGCCAAATCAATCCTATGAGAAAGATTTTAACAACAGGTTTAGAGAAAGCATTTAAGAAGAATGATCCTAATGTTAAATTAGTATTTGTTGATTATGAAGAATTAAGAGTTACAACTGCACCAATAGCAGAACCACTGGTATTAAAAATGGCTGCTGAGAAGGTTAGTTTTGATTATGATGATACATTGACTACTGAAAGAGGAGTTCTTGCTTTAGAGAGAGCCTTAGCAAGTGGAAAAGTAGTATATATTATATCAGCAAGAGGAACAAAAACAGGTATATTATCATTTGCTGATGAACATGGAATACCTTTTAATAGAGTATTTGCAACAAGTTCAAATAAAGCAAAGGTAGAGAAAGTTTTAGAATTAGGTATTGAAACACACTATGATAACAACCAAGATGTTGTAGATGAATTGCCAGGAATAGGTAAAAAAATATAATAGAAATATAATGGGATTACAGACAATTTTAATCAAACAAGATGAACTAACAAGAAATACTATTATAGGTGGTAATGTAGATGTTGATAGATACTTACAAGCAATTAAGGCTTGCCAAAATCTTTTAATAAAACCTTTATTAGGAGCAGATTTATATAACAAGATAGTTGCTGATTTTGAAACAAACTCATTAGCAGGATTATATTTAGAATTATTTAATGATTATGTTAGTGAGATGATTATACATGGTTCGGCAGAGATATATTTATCACAAGGTGCTTATATGGTTACTAATAATGGTATAACAAAAGGCAAGACAGATAATGCTGATAGTGTTACTAAAGAAGAAGTAGATTATTTAGTTCAAGCAAGTAGAAAATTATATACTTTATATGAAGAACAATTTTTAAACTGGATTAAAGTAAATACTATACCAGAATATAATAAACCTTGTGGAGTTAAATATAAAACTTATGGATCTTGGTTTATAAAGAAAGGAAATAATTGTAAATAATGATAAGAGGAGAATACAAAATTAAAGATAAAGATATAATAAAACTATCTAAACTTTATGAAGAAGTTAAAATAGAGAAGGAAAAAGAAAAAAAAGAATTAAAGGATGATAGTAATAAACACAGGAGCGACAGCTAATGATGGAACTGGTGATAAGTTAAGAGATGCTTTTATCATTGTAAACCAAAACTTTTTGGATATACAAAACATATTAGATGTGGTTTTAACAGATAGTTCAATCATACCTATAAGTCAAATTAGTGGATTACAAACTATATTAGATGATTTAAGTTATCAAGTTAGTTTAATACCAACATTACAGGATGATATAAACTCAATAAACTCAACAATTTTTACAATCAACCAAACTTTGAACTCACAGAATAGTTCAATCAATGAATTATATTCTTTGGTGAATGATTTACAACAACAAATTTTTACAAAAATTGGTGAAGCACCTATTGATGGACAACAATATGTTAGAAAAGATGGTGAATGGTCAGTTGTTAGTGGAGTAACATTTTCACAATTATTAGAAAATGTAACACCTGATAGTTATTTAGGTTTAAGATTACAACCTGCAAGTGCTTCTAATAATGGTTTTTATATAAACAAATCTACAAACCAATCAGTTGGTTACTATGTAAGAAATACTGATAATGTAGGTAATGGTGCAGTGTCTGCACTTTATCTTGGTGGTTCAGGAGGTTTATATGATAACTATGTGAGTTTATTTCACGCAAATGCTGGTTATTATATACCATATTTAAGAAACAATAATGGTTTAATCTCTAACAATGATTTATTTTTCATTGGATGGCAAGGAGCATCATTTAATTTTGTAACAAGTACAGGTACATTTGGTAATAAAACA